AAACGGACAAACTTTAAACGATCCACTTTCAGCTTATAATAATTCCACAATACCCGATTTAAACGGATATACTGGAACTCAAAAATTTCTTCGTGGTGGTGGTAATGTTGACGGAAGCACACCAACAGCTTCGGGAGCGACGGGAGGAAGTGAAACACACAGCCACAATCTAAGTCATGTTTATGTTGCAGATGGGAGTGATTCTAATGTGGCAATAGGAAATACAACTTCCACTTCAACACTTCCATCATATTATTCAGTTGTTTGGATTATGAGGGTTAGATGATTAAGAAATTCTGTTTCCGTGAAGCGAAAAACGGATTTTTATCACTTTGGTTTAATTACATCTTATTTTGCTTATTACTAAACATTTAAAAACATTAATTCACTTAAAATCACATGGCTCCACAAATGAAAATATCGAGCGTCACGGAAAGCACAATCGCAAATACTTCTTATTCTAATCAAACAATCGGGGGAGATTTCTATGATGGTTCAAGCATAAACCCTGATGGAATAACTGGAAATAAAACAAGTTGGATTGTGGATTATGCAAAATGGAATGGCTATTATATGGATGTGCCTTTATTCGCAGAAAGCATGGACACATTAGCGTCGTGGAGCGTAGGAAAAGGATTAAAAGCAGACACAAAAACTTTAAAAATTCTAGAGAAAATTCACGGATTCGGGAAAGATACTTTTAACACAATTATTGAAAATCTAACAAAAGTTTTTCTGACAGCTGGAGATAGCTTCGCAGAGATTGTTCGAGATAAAGCTGGAAGATTAACAAACCTAAAACCACTTAACCCGTCGAGGATAAAAACAGAATTTAACGAGCATGGAATTATAGAAAGATACAAACAAATAAATCCAACAACAAAAACCACAATAGGAACGCCATTTAAGGCAAAAGAGATTTTTCATTTGCCGTGGAATAGGATGGCTGACGAGAGTCACGGGAAACCCTACGCAGAAAGAGCAGAGCCAATTATAAAACAAATTAAGCAATTGCAAGAAGATTTGGGAATTCGTTTTCATAGAATTGTTAAGCCATTAAGATTATATGAAGCAAAAACAGACGACGAAACAGAACTAGCAGCATTGGAAGTAAAACTCGCAAACGCTTATAAGAAATGTGATATTTTAGTAACTCCAAAAGGAAGCATAGAAGCAAAAGATACTCAAGTAGTTCAGAACGCACAAGATGCAATTCAATATGCTAACGACTTAATAAGAGCATTTGTAACATCATGTGGAGTGCCTGAAGTAATTTTGGGTTGGTCGGTTGGAACAACTGAAGCATCGGCAAAGATAGTTTATTTAGCTTATCAACAAAGAATAGAAAGAATACAAAAATTCCTCGAGGAACAAATAAAAATTCAGTTAGGGATAGAAGTAAATTTTGAATTCCCCGCAAGTTTAGAACCTGCAATGACAGAAAGCCCAAATAGTGGAAAAGTTACAAATCCAAATTCATTTAAAAAAGACGGAAACAACAAAGCAGCGCAAAAAGGAGATTTAAAAGCATGAACTCAAAATATATAGATTGCAAAACATTTCAAGATTTTAAAGACAACCAAGATAAACTAATAAAAATACTAAACCACAACATGACGAAAATGACTTATGATCTTAGATGGCTTAAACAACTAACAGCAATACAGCTCGGAGTGATTTTAACCGCAGCAATTGGAATCTGCATTGGGGGTGTAATATGAAATTTTGGTTTTCAATCATAAAAAAATTAACTGAATGGGGATTGATTTGGATTTATAATTATATCGACAGCGACGACAACGGAGAGATTTCTCAAGAGGAAATAAAAGCCTTTTCAAAAAAAATTAAAATAATTTTAAAAGGGAGGTAAAAAAATGACAGAAGAAGAACCAAAGGTTGAAGAAACAAAGGTTGAAGAAACAAAGGTTGAAGAAACAAAGGTTGAAGAGCCAACGATAAACCCTATTGATGAAGCAAAGAATGTTTTAGAGGAAACTAAAAAAACTCTCGCGTCGATAACTGAAGAAAGAAAAAGAATTGAAAAAGCGACAGCTGAGATGCTTGTTAATGGGCGAAGTTATGCAGGACAACCACAACCAAAAGAAGAAACAGCCGAAGAAAAATGGGCTCGTGAAGCTAAAATTCGTTATGCAGGAACTGGCATGGATCCAACAGCATGAAAGTAGAATTCACGAAACAAGATTGGATAACAAACAAATTCAACAATGAAACTCTTATAAAAACCAATTTGATGCAAATCCAAATGGCTAAAGAGATAATTAAATTATGCGAAAAAGAAATCAAGAAATTCCCAATGGAAGAAACAGAAGAAACAAACGAAGAAGAAATCTCCGACGAAGAAATTGTTGAAGATTAACAACATTTTATTTTTTTTTCATATTTTTTTTACTTTTTGGCGCGTTCGCTTCATCCAAAAAGTCGCTGGTGCGCTAAAAAAAATATTTGGTATCAAACGAAACATTTAAATAGTTATTCGGTTAAGCGAATTACATGGCAAACGAAGCAATATGTATTGAGGCACCAAGAATTATTAAAAGAAGGACGGTAGCTGATGGAGCAGCAATTCCAAAAGGAACAATTTTATATTTCTCAGGAGATAACACCGCATCTGCAAGTTCGGCGGCAGACCAATCATTCGCAGGTATTACAATTGAAGAAAAAACCGCATCTGATGGAATAACAGAAATTGGCGCAGCGATGGATGGCGTTTGGGATATTAAAGCAACAGGTGCAGCAAATGTTTTAGGAGAAGCTGTGGCTATTGGTGGAGCAAACTTAATTGCTTCAGCAGACGCCGCAGATTTGCTTAACGGGGCATTTATAGGATATGTTCAAGAAACACAGGACGCAAGTGAGATTTGCAGAGTTTCTTTAAGAGGTTATTAATGGTAGACACATTTTCAGAAGCAGACACAAGAAAGCAAACATGGGAGTTAGACATAAAAGGTTTTGCCCCTAAAAGATATGTTATGAAAGAGTTAGTGATGGAAACACCATCGAACGCGTGGGATAATTCTTTTTATCAAAAAACAGCAAGTTCTTTAACGGGAGGGACTGGTTCAGCAGTTAAAGGAATTCCACGAGGAGCAGATTTCCCATTTTTAGAAAGAGGAGTAACTTTAGCTCACGCAGTAATTCAGCAACATGGTGGAGAGGGAGTTATTTATTGGCAAGACATTTTAACCTCGAACATAAGAGTTGAAGCAGAAACAATCTCCGACATCACGGACGCAGTGGTTTATTCAGTTGATGGGACAATTTACGACACACTTTCAGAAAACGACACACCAGCGACAATTAACACATTGGCAATCGCAGCAGGATTTGAATGGGATAGTGCAACGATTGCGAATCGTGACCCAGTTCAGAATATACTCGACGCAATCGCAGAGATAACAATTGACAGATACCCAATTTTAACAAGCGGATTAGGTTATTTAGTTGTCAACGAAACAGACTATGCAAACTTAATGGGAAATTCAAAAGTAATTAATCACCCTACTTTTAAATTAGCTGAAGGAATTATAAGAAACGGAAACCTTGCTCAACTATGCGGCTTAAGAATTAAAGTTTCCCCAGTAGTTACAGCAGATAAAGCGTTGGTTTGTATGGCCAAAAAGTGCGGAACATGGAAACAAGTTCAACCCTTAACCGTGGATGTAATAGTTGACCCACAGAAGAAATATACAATTAGGGCTTCTGAAATCGGAGTTTGTCAATTAACTGACCCTGAAGCAGTATGTTTAATTACAAACACGAGGGCTTAAAAATGACTTTTGAAGGAAGAAAACTCTGGCATGAGAATTGTTTAAAACATGGGCGTCCTTCGCCTTATGCTGATGAATTTGCAGAGATTAAGGAAACTATCGAAGAAAAGGAAAAAGTCGCTGAAAATGGCTTAAAATCGAAATCTAAGGGGGTTAAAAAATAATGGGAGAGATAATAGGAGAGGTTGTAATGCCTATCGAATTTGTAGCACCAAATAAACCAACTGCATCACTGCCAGCAGCGCCAAAATTAGGATCTGTCTTTTATGATACTACAACAAATAAACTGAAAGTATGGACTGGGGCAGCCTACGAAGAAGTAACATCAGCATAAAATGGCAGCAGGAGATATAACAATTAGAGGACCTTATAATGTTGGAGATTCTTCTGCAATAGATATAGGATTAACCGGACAAGTTGTAGTCGCAGACAAAATAGTTTCTTGGACAGCAGGCAGTCAAGTTTGGTTTGCAATTGTTAAAGCAGCTTAATTTTTGGTTTGTTTTATTCGCACATGCTACATAAAACACGCTGATGCGCTAAACCAAAATTTTATTAACAACGCATACTTAGTTAATTTATGGTAAAAGATATTTTCAATGCAAGACCGAGAAAGTTCAAAGAAGCAAAACTTCATAAATCAGCAGGAATCCTCGACGATTATGCAATAAGAAAAAATGTGGCAACTCGTGAAGGAACAATTGAGAAAGTTCCTGTTAATGATAGCGACATAGTTAATAAAAAATATGTTGATGATGAGATTGATTCAATTGATTTAAGCCCTTATTGGAAAAGTGATGGGAGCTCGACAGCGACGGGAAATTGGGATATTGGGAGTTATGATTTAA